TTAACGACTGGAGACGCCGGTCTCCCTGATCAAAGGGCTCAAATCCGAAAATGTCATTAATCTCATTCAAAGTCATGAGCCCTGTATTAGTTGCTAGTGTAGCAAGCTCAATCTTATTGGCTGTAGACAAGTAAGCCGTTTTGTTGTAGTAGCACTTTATCCTATGCCCAACATCCTGCTCACGCTGAGTAAACAAGCAGCTCGACATGCCCTGCTCAAACTCAACAATGAAATCTTCAAGGCAACTTTGGTAGAAGGCACTGTGCTGTTCGCCTGAATAATCGCCTGACATGATAGCATCCGATATGCCGTACCTTTCGCGTACAATACTCTTTAAGAAGCTCATGACTTCGCTTTTTATTTCAGCAGGTTTCATGTTAAGCGGAGTAAATTCCCCGGCCAGATCAGTGGCTACAATGCCAGCCTTACTGCTAAATACGTGTTCCTCAAATTTGTCTCTGGCCGCCTTAATCTTGTCGGCATCAATAAGAGTTTTGGCTGTATAAAGTCCAGTAATCTTTAGACTGGCTTCAATGCTTTTAGGCAACCCCTGCAGCACTTGATCGAGTACTTTAACCGAATCGAGCAGGTTCTTCGTATCAGGAGATCCATCATCATTACCCCCACCGATGATGGTATTCTTGCCGCGCCGCCATTTGAGATGAATGATATCCTCGTAAGGCAGAATATCAAAGGAACCATCGCGCCAGTAAAATTTTATCTCCCACACATTATTGCCATCAGTACCAATCTCAATTTGCGTAGGATTCAGAGGGTAAAAAGCTGTGTATTTACGGTACTGATTGTCCATGACGTCCGATACTGTGTCGTACTGAGGATAGATAAACGCGTTGCAATCCTTGCGGCGTAGCCATTCACAGCAGGCCAGAAAATCCTTTGTCGTCTGTAGAGGGTTTGGTTTGAATCTAAAAAGCCTGGTAATATCATCATTTTGCTGACGAATGCTACCAGGCTTTTGGACCACTGATACAATATCTATTTTGCTGATCTCGGTTGCTATGCGGTCAATGCAGTTGTTTACGAAGTCGGATAGGTAGACATCTTCGCCAAAGGCCGAGAACAAAGCGCGTCCATCATTGAGCAAGGAAGTTAGTATTTTATACTTCTGTTGCTGTTTATAGCGGTCGAATATGTCTTTGAAATAATTTACTATCAAGTTTTCACCCCTTGCCATAAAATATCTTCTCGGTTTTTCCTAATTCTAATAAATCAAAAGTTACTCTTAAAAGTAAAACCGAATAGGAAAACGCCCACTCTTCTTCTTAGAATGGGCGTTTCCCTGGCTATTTAAAATAAATTCTATTCAGCATCAGTACTGAGTAATATTAATTTAATAGGTTTATTGAAGTGAACAGACTCGATTTTTCCCGCTTCCTTTTGCATGATAGAGAGATGTGTCTGCTCTGTGTAAAAGAGAGTCAATGCTATCATTATTCATTAGCATGGCAACACCAGCACTGATAGTCTGTTCTCTCTTGCTCGCAAAAGAGTGTGTTTTGATCGCATTTCGTATTCTATCAGCTAGAAGTAGTGCTTCTTGAATCGTTGTTGCAGGACAAAGCACCAGAAATTCTTCACCGCCCCATCTTCCTAGAGTATCCACAGATCGAATATTATTTTTTGCAATTTGCGCAAGGTCTATAAGTATTTTATCTCCCATGAGGTGACCAAAATCATCATTAACTTTTTTGAAATCATCAATGTCAAATATAATGATGGAAAAGGGATGATTATATCGCTTCCCACGATCAAATTCTAAGCAAAATTGAGAATTGAGCTTTGTACGATTTGAAAGACCAGTTAACGTATCAGTTTCTGAAATTTTGACAAGTTCTTTATTGTATTTTTTTAATTGATAACTCCAATAAAATCCTATGATTCCTAAAATACTAAACACTGTAATAATATTGAATACTAAAGTATAATCCACGGCTGTCTGTGCATTAATCGAAACGTGTTTATTAATAATTTGCCATCTCTCTTGAGGAGTAATTGTATTGATACCTTTATTTAGAATATCCCTAAGTATTGGCTCATCTTTTACAATTCCGATTCGAAGGTAGTTGGTGTAATCTGGAAACTGCCCTGCAATCTTAAGATTGAACAGCCCCTCTTTTTTGATCGTGTAGGCAACAACGATGAGGGATCGCATCGTCATATCTGCTTTCCTCTCTGACACCATCTTCAGTGCTTCCTTTTCGGTATCTACGATGATTACTTTGATATTGGGATATTTTTTTCTAATGAGTTCTTCCATGGCGGTTCCAACAGGAAATACAATTGTTTCATTTGAGAAGTAATCTAAATTAGCGATAAATGGGTGTTCCTCCCGAGTTATGAATACATTGTTATCGGTAAAAGTTGGATCTGTGAAAATAAGCCATTTTTCACGTTCAGGTGTCTGATTGAGAAAACTAAGAATCATAACTTTTCCCGTTTTAGAGGCTTCTAGGCTCTCATTCCACGATTTTGTCTGTACAAGCTCAAACTGAATTCCAGTTCGAGCCGAGATAAGTGCTAAAAGATCAGCAGCAATTCCCTCATATTCTCCTCTTTCATTAATTCGCTCAAAAGGTACCCAGTCGGGATCAACCCCTACTGTAACTTTTCCTAACTTTTGAAGGTAGGCTTGTTCAGAAAGAGTAAGTTCCATACTCATGCATATCGATGGAATTAGGACTAATAATAAAATAGAATATATAACAATGATTAAAGTTCTGTTCATTATCATTTGCTCCCTGTGAGGATTTTTCATACCGTGAATATGCGCATTTAAAAAAAGTTGTTACAATCAATAAACCAATTTAGACAATGTTGTTTATAATTCGACGCTCATTTCCCTTTCCCTTTACTATCTATATCCATCTTACTTCACTTCAATCACACCTAAAGGCCGCTTTGGGGTCAGATCTGAAAATCAGAAAAGTAGGTCCCCTTATTAATCGCTGAAAAAATAACACGACCATCATTCAGTAAGAATTGAATTGCTTATAAATTATTTTGCTGATTGTAGCGGTCCGATATGCCTCTGAAATAGTTTGCTATCAAGTTTTCATCCCCTTGCCATGAACTCGTTTTTATATCTGCTGTATACTGCAAAGGCAATGATAAAGCCTAATGCACCATCGATGCGATTCTTTGATTGTCCGTATTTTTTGATTGGCATGATGCGCCCAATTGGATCCATCTTGATGGACACATTACGCAAGTTCCAGAGATCAATTGGGTTATTGTTATAGTTGAGCGTCTTATTTTTTAGGGCTGATTCCAAGAGCCGCATTGGATTGGATAGGCTATAATAGTCCATGTTGATGCGTTCCAGTATTCCTTCACCAAAATGCTCAATAAATGAATTCTTAAAGCCAGTGCTATGCCAGTTATCAAAACCGCACATATACGGCGTCATCTTATAATTCTCGTATAAACTGTAAAACCACTTAACAACAATGATGGGATCTACCTCATCCCCTGGGCAAATTGTCACTAATCCCTGCCTTGCCCATTCCCGATAGTCTTTTTTCTCAGGGTTTAATTTGTTATCATCCTCAAGCATGGCGTCAGCTTTGCTCTCTGGGATAAAGTACATCGTAAGTGTGTAAGTCTGCCCTGACTCATGATCATAAAATAAAGCCTTGGCATTACAAAGATCTGTGGTCTCTGCAAAATCCAAGGCTCCTATATAATATTTACCTTTGAGCTGTTCTGGTGGAAAAATTGCTGTGTTTATTATGTCTGCATCAGTAAGCCATGCAGTCGCTGAGTTTTGCTTAAAATTAAAATCCTTGCTCATCATGTAAGCCCGGGTTGCCGTTTCTGTTTTAGCTTCTTCAATGATGCCTTCGAGGTAAGATCGTTTTTTGCTGACTCCTAAGTTTGGGTTGGATTTATACCAAGATTCCTTATTCTGAAAGACCTCTTCCTCACTATCCTGCGTGTACAGAAAGGATAGAAACCTCTTATTCACGACTTCGCCTTTTAAGATGCGCCTTGCGTAGCTAAGACGTTGATCAAGGTAGCCTTCTATAAATCCTTCGGTCGTAATCTCCAGTAGAAGCGGCGCTGACTTGGTACTCATAGATTGTTTCATCGGACTCACCAAAGATGAATTGACCATTTCATGTACTTCATCGATGACCGCCAGGTCCAAATTCCTACCTTCTTTGGCACTTGTTCTGCCCGAGAGTTTCCTTATCTTGGCTTTGTTTTGCCGGGAGAATTTACCTCGCTTGCTTTTTTGCTTCAAGCCACCCATAAATATTCCTTGGATATTCTTGCGCGACACCTTGTTCAAGCTGGGAGATTGCTCACGCATATATCGAGCATTCATCAAAAAGGATCGCTGCCTGATCATAGCTATTAGAAGCACACATAACATTGGTCCCTAAATCTCCAACGAAGAACTCGCATAATGCTATAGTGGCAGCCAAACTCGATTTTCCGTTTTTCCGACTAATCATAAGAAGCACATCTGTGAATCTTCTGATCCATTGCCCAGATTCTTCATCGTACATCTTGAAGCCGTAGATACATTCCATCAGAGCCCGCTGCCAAAGTGCCAATAAAAATGGCATACCCCCGAAAGGTGCGATACTATGACGGCATTTTCCCTGTATGAACTTGATTCTTTTTTTTGGTTCTGTTAAATCGAATTGGTATTGATCATCTTGCAGGTCATCGATCAGGTTATCTAAGCAAAGCTTCATTTCATGACCAATTATGATCTCGCCTGATTGAGTTTTTTCTATGTACTCCAGTAAATATGACTGCGGATATTTAGATTTCAACTCGGTTAGCACTCCACAATCACCTCCTACTGAAATTCTTCCAAATCACCCTCATCTTCGTCCACATTCTTACCCAGCAATGCTGACAGACGAGATATGTAACTCAGGTAATTTGCCCTCACTTTTGTTATCATCTTACTTACGGGTAGCTCTATCTGCTGCGATTGCTTAGCAGGATTAACCGCAACCAGCCCTGTAATTTTAACTATCTCATTAAGCCGTTCGAGTTCGACCCTTAATCT